CGGCGATGAGGGTGCCTCCCACGGTCAGGAAGCCGCCTATGGCAAGGGCTACCAGCAGCAGGACGCGCACCAGCTCCTGGTGGTTGTCGACCCACTCCGCGCCCTTTTGGATGACTCCTGCGGCTCCTTCCATGAGGTCATTGACCGCCGGAAGCAGCGTATTCCCCGCCGCCTCTGCGACGTTGTGGAGCTGCTGCCGGAGTCTCTCAAACCGTTCCGGCTCTGTCTCGTTCATGGCCGAGGCCATTTCCGTGGCGACCGCTGTGCCCTGGCCCATGGCGTCGTACAGATTCAAGATATTGTTCTGAAGCTCTCCGGTCTTGTTGTAGAGCAGGTCAATGAAGTCCACTGCCTCGACCGTGCCGAACGCCGTGGAGATTTCCTGCTTTTCAATGGCGTCGATGGTGTCGCCGTACTTGCTTCGCAGTTGTTCCAGGATTTCCGGCAAGCCCCTGAGCTGGTTATTTGTATCGAGGAAGGAAAGCCCCAGCTCCTCACCGGCCTTCGCCGCAGACCGCAGAAACGCGGAATACTGAGTACCTGCCTCCGAGCCGCTCATGGTGGCCTGAAGCATTCCAAGGACGGAGAGCTGCTCCTCCAGCGGGACATTGGCATTTGTGGCCGCTGCGCCCAGGCTCTCGATTGACGCGGCCATCTCCGAGCCGGTCGTCTTGAACTGCTGAACGCTACGCGCAATCCCCGCCGAGAAAACCTCGCCGAACTCCAGGTCGGTGAGATCCTCATAATACCCTTTGTAAATGCCGTATCCGGTGGCGAACAGGCTGGTCATTTCGGCCACGGTTGACTTAGTAGCCTTGCCGGTCAGAGCGGCCAGAGTGGTGAACTCTGCCACGCCCTCGTCACTGAGGGAGGCGATGCCGCTCTTGATGTCGTAGGAAGCGGAGATAAAATCCGCCTTGGAGGTTCCGGCCCACTGGTCGGAGAAGCTGCGGGCCGCGTCTTCCACGGCCTCCAGATCCTTGACGCCCAGGGAGGCCAGCTCGCCAAGAGCCCGGCGCGTCTCGAAGGTGGCCTCCACAGGGGCCAGGGCGGCCCCCGCGATGGATGAGCCCAGCTCCGTCATTACCGCGCCAGTCTTGACCATGCCGCCGAGCGTGTCCTCCAGCTTCTGGAGCCTGGAGACGCCGCCGTTAACGCTGCTGTTGATCTTCGCCATGGGGCCGGTAATGTTGTCCACCATGTTCATGATGAGGGACAGCTTGAACACGCTCTCCAGGCTCATGGGCTGTGCTCACCCCCGCCACCGGGGGATGCCCGGGGATGTCCCGGCCCTCGCTCTCTTAGTCTCAAGTGCTGTTCACCTCCCGGTCATTCGCCGCCAAACACTTCGGAGATCGCCCGGGCAACGATGTTCTTCTCCAGCTCCTGCACATAACGGGCCTTCGCTATGTAGCCCAGGAACTCGCCGATCTCCACCTTTTCCGGGTCAAATCCCTCTAAGAGAGGAGGAGGCAAGAAGCGGTAGATCTCCAAAAGCCCGGCTTCTACCAGACTGCTTCTAACCTCCTCGGCCCGCTCTCTTAGAGCTTTTTCAAATTTACGGCGTTCGTCAGGCCCAGGATCTCCGTGAGCTTGCCCGCGATGGTCAGGGCGACGCCGGGGTATTCCTCCAGCTCAGAGGTCAAGCGGTCTCTGTCCTCGTCGACCACACAGTCCAGCAGGAAGGTCTTGCTGGCCCGGGTCATGCCGGACTGCTGCACGCCCTTCAGGTAGCGGTCATAAGAGGGCACGCTGGGCCTCTTGAAATAGTAGCCGAACTCCAACGCCTCGCTGTCCTCATCCTCCCGAACAGAGCAGGACACGCGGTAGACCTTCCCGTACTTGGCCTTAAGGGTCTCTTTTTCGCTCTGGGGCGAGGTGGCCGCTGCGTCGTTTTTCTTAATGTCTTCCATGACGGAATCCCTCCATATTTCTCAAATATCTTGTCTCGTGCGCTTAGATTGGCTCTACGCCGTCCTGGACGATGCCGCCGTAGATTGCGAGATCCAAGCTCACCTTGACGTTCTTGTCGCCCTGGGTGACGCTGTTGGACCGCTTGGAGATCTGCACCAGCTTCAGCTCATCGACCACGGTTTTCTCGCCCTCCATGCCGTAGCTGACCACCACGGACGGGAACTGGAGCTTGAAGAAACTGACGCCCTTGGCCTTGCAATAGGCCAGCAGCTTGTGGTAGTCGTCGCGGAGCAGGGAGATCTTGCCTGAGCTGGAGTAATTGCCGGTGCCGAAGCCTCGGGGTTTGTTGCCCTTGCCGTAGACGGCCTCCTGATCCAGCTCATCGTCGTAGCTGATCTCCTGGACCTCAATGTCCAGGCCCGGGACCTTGAAGTCCACATCAGCCCAGTCGTAGACCTTGCCGTTGACTTTCATGCCGCTTCCCCCCTTCCGCTTATTCGCTGACGTTGGTGCGCCCAACCTCAATCTCAATCTCCCGGATATACCCCCGGGATAGGTACAGGATGCGCACGCGGAGCAGCTCCGTCTCTAGGAACGTCTCCTCCTGGCCTTCGGGGATCGTAACCTCGGCCCGGCTGATCTCCTTGGCGGCGATCATCTTGTCCAGCGGCGTCGCCATGAATTTCGCCCGGCTCTGCATTTCGCCTTCAAAGTCCGTCATGTCAATGTCGTCATTGAGCAGGAGCAGGGCCTCCTTGCGGACTTCCCGGATAACTTTGTTCTTTACCCGGATGTCCTCCGCATAACGGTAGTCACTCTTCTCAGGGCTGAGAACCTTGGTATGGTAGACAAAAAAGTCATCCAGACCTGAATACCCCCGGAAGGTCAGGAAGCCCGCCTCATCCAAAATTTTAATGACAGAGTCATCCATGGCAGTGGGAAGCAGCTCTTCCAGTTTGGATTTCTTGATACCGAAGCCCGCCTCGGGCCGGGTTTTACCGATGCTCTCCGCGACGCCCGCCTTGGCGTACAGGCCGGAGGCAACTCCCGCCAAGTTGACGATCTGTGTGCTACCGTCCAGGCGAACCAGCCTGCCCCAAGCGGTACAGACCTGGATGTCGGTATTACTGACCTTGCTGCGTGCCTTTTCCAGTCCCAGCGCCCAGTCTGTGAGGTCTTCCTCGTCCCCTGGATAGGCTGCCTCCATGAGTACGAACAGTGGCTTGTGGTAGTCCACAGCCAGTTCATCCCGTAGTTCCCCCATGGCGGTCCACATGTCCAGGTCACTGCCACCCACTACATGGAGCCACTCGAACTCCTCCGGGAAATCCTTGATTTTACGGGCCGCCGCCAGGGCGTCACCTTTTGTCATGGTGGGGGCCGTGGTACTAAAGCTCCACACATCGCCTACCTGGAAGGATTCGTCCGCCTCCTCCAACGCCGCCGTAAAGGTGACTGTCAGTCCGGTTCCGGGAAGCTCATACTTGCCCGCCACAGGGACCGTGATCTCGTCGCTGTATGTGTTGCCGCCATCAATCGAGTAGGCAAAGGCGGCGGTGTTTAGGGTGCCCTGAGCGGTGATCTTAACAACCACTGCAAATGCATTATAAGGTTTGCCGTCCGCTGTAAGTGTTCCGCCGCCCTTAGCTTCCTTCTTGACTTCTCCGACCTGGCCTGGCGTAGATGCGGCCACAGGGAGGCAATATACCCGGGCTGCGCCGAACTGGACGGAATCCATGACAGAGTCAGCCAGAGGAGATTTCCCAAGACGCTCCTTGATTTTGTCGGCGTTCATGTCGCCGGTAATGATGATGAGTTTATCGCTGACGATAGGAGAAGCTCCGATACGGACGCTGATACCGTCCCCGGTGCTGCCGGAAAAGCCGAGTTGTCCGTCAAGAACCGTCTCTCTGACATCCCTGAGTATCGCCATCTGCTACGCCTCCCTCCGGGCCCCAGCCATAGGGGCTTTCTGATATGCTTTGACTGCTGCCTGAAATGCCCCGGCAGTCATCTGGCGCCCCCTGCGCCAGCCGTTGGCGGAACATACGCCTACGAATACGGGGCGGCTTACCCCAAAGAGAGTCCGTAGGGTTTCAATGTCCTCCAGAGCTCCTGCGTCAGAGGCAGTGTCCTGGGGCTTGGTATCCTTAGTCGCCATTTGCAGGCTCCTTTCCCTTGAATTTCTGTACGTCCTCCAGCAGATAGTCCTTGACCCTGCGGAGGTCTGTGTCCTTGTAGACGCCGCCCTGGAAGGTGATGCTCACCCGAACCGCGACCTCTGCTTTCAGTGGGTGATCCTCCTCCGTGTCCCATTCCACGGCGTCCACCGCCAGAGGCACAAAGTTCCCGTCCACCTCAAGCCCACGATCCAGGGACGCCAGAAACGAGTCCAGCATAGCCTCCACCTTTATGGCGCTGTAGTCACCGAGGATCACCTGAAGGGTTACGGCCCGGTCAAAGAGTTTCCGACGCTTGTGCTGCGCTCCCTCTTGGTCTGTATAGATGGTTTTGGAGCCGTTTCGCGTGATGGCCTCCGTACCGGGAAGCACCGCCCCCACATGGCTATCCATGGTTCTGGACAGTGATTTCATTGTAGTATGGGGCTTTGTTTTGAGCCCTGCGTCCTTGAGCTTCTGCAAAAGGTAGGCTGTTGCCTCTGTGTAAAGCATGGGTTACTCTCCTGATCTCCGAAGGAAGTCCTCCGTTGTTTCCTGGATTTCCTGCATGTCATCGTCTGAAAGCCCCAGAAAGGGGCGGGCCGGAATGGTGACCTTGACCTTCTTTTTCATCACCCAGCGCCCGTTCACCTTGAACCGCAGGTATTTCTTGCGCTTGGCTTTGATGAGCCGGTTCTTTGCTCCGAGCTGGTGGGTGGAGGCGTGCTTGGCGTTGGTGCCCACCGCAAAGCCGGTGTCGTCGGATTTGACCTGGATGCTGTTGCGGAGCTGGGCGGAGTCCACGAGGGTCTTGCCGCCCTCAGCGATTGCCCGTTGGGAAGGAGGCCACCTCCGGCCATCCGGCCCCTTGCCCGTCTTGAAACGGTCCAGGGTGGACGCCCGCACGCCCTGGCCGAGCGCAGCGTTGAGCTTCTTTTTGTCCAGCTCGGCCAGGGCGCGGGTCTTACGCAGCAGCCCCCTGATGTCACCCTCCAGTCGGATATTTACCATGGGTCACATCCCCTTCATGGTTTCCCGGCTGAAAATGCGGTCGTTGGAGTGGAGGGCAAAGCCCGTCGCGGCGGCGGCCTTGGGGTCGCTGGTATCGCTGCCGATACTGACCTTGCCCTCCGCGACCAGGGTAAGAAACTTGACCGCTGCGTTGTAGCGGGTCAGGTAATTCCCCTCCCGTCCGTCAGGGTCAAGGCCTGCCCGGGAAAACAGATTATAGAGGGCGATATCCTTGGAAAACTTGTTGATGACCTTGGGAACCGGGGCGAGAGGGACGGCGTACCGCTTGGCGAGATAGCCGTCAATCTCGCCGTCCGCGTCCGCGATGGCCTCGTCAATGAGTGGTGCCAGGATGGCCTCTCGCTCCTCTGGGTCCTCAACCCCGTCGTTGTCGGTGATGATCTGACTCACCGCGTCGAGCTTTAAGAGGGCGCGGACCTCGTCGCGGCTACAATAGCTCATGACATACCTCCGGGTCAGTCACCCGTCCCGTCGCTGCCATAGGCCATCTGCCAGACGCCGAAGCCCACGTTCTCCCGGCTGTCCACGCCATAGAGGAAGGTCTTGGCGAAAAAGACGTTGTCGTCGGTCTCGTTGGTCTTGCTGACGAACTTGGCGGGCTTGCGGGTCTGGTGGATCACAGGCTTGACGGGCCGGTTGGTGCAGAGCAGATACCACGCCTTATCCGCCCCGGCCAGCCACGGCGCGACGAGGGGCTTGGCGGTGCCCTGCATGGTGTTCTTGGTGCCGTTGATGTAGTCGGCGATCAGGATGTCCCGGGCTTTGGACTCCAGGGCGGGCGGGACCACCAGCTTGTCAGGGATGAGGTTGAGGGGGCGGCCCTTGCTGTTGGTCAGGGACATGATAGCCGCACGCGCGGCGATATAGGCGTCCACGCTCAGCTCGGCGTGGCCCAGGTTGGAGACGGTGCCGTCGCCCACAGGATGGTCGTCGCTGAAGAAGGGCTTGCCGTCATAGCAGAGGGCGGTGAAGCCGTCCTTTAGGAGCTTGAATACCAGCTCATCAGGATGGGTCGCCGCCTCCCGGCCCAGGGACTCGACGCCGGGGTTGTAGAGCCCGATCTTGTCGTCCTCCACCGCCTCCCGGGGGATGCCGAAGGTCAGCTCCCAGGACTTGTTCTTAATCGTGTAGTCCGAGCCGCTCAGGTTCTGCACCTCGCGGTCGCCGATCCACTCCCGCATACCGGGGAGATCCCCCAGCCATGCGTAGGTCTCCGCGTCCGTGGTGGACGGGGTCTCCATGGCGATCTCTTTATAGAGCGGGGTGTGTTCAGCAAATGCCTTGTTGAAGATGGTGTTGTAGCCGACATAAATGCCGCGCAGGTTGGGGCCGTTGATAATCATGATATAAGTTCCTCCTTTACTCGCTTGCCGGAGCCTTCAGGCCATAGCCCAGCTCCACGGCGACGCCCGCGTCATCCACCCGGACCACCAGACCGGCCACGCTCGCGCCGGTGGCGGTGGCGGTGACTGTCTGGTCGTCCGCAATGTAGCAGGGCTTCAGGACGTGGGCGGCGGTGAGCTTCCCGGCATCCGTGACGTTGTCAAAGACGAACACGCCCCGGGAGACCCGGATCGTGGCCGCGCCGTCCGCGCCGGTGTTTGCCACCGTCTCCTCGGCCCGGCCTGCGGCGGTCAGGGTGGCCGCCTTGGAGCCGGGGACGGCGTAGCCGCTGGCGTCCAGGGCGACCAGCGCGCCCTGGTAGATAGTGGTGCTCCCTTTCACAGGGAGGACGAGGCGGCGCGCCCCGTTGCTGATCTCAACGGTGTCCCTCGCTGCGGTGAGTGCTGCCATGTCTTACTCCTCCTTCATACCCATGCCGTACTTTTTGACATCGTCCTCGCTGATGCCGAGCTGCTTGCACACAAGGCGGGTCGCCTCGTCGATGCCGCCCGCAGGCTGCCCCGGGCCCTCCTGGATGAGCTGGCCCATGGGAACCACCTGGGGGGCCTTCTCTGCGAAGTCCGAGAAGCCCCTGGGATCGCTCAGGGCGTAGCTGGTGGCCCACTCCTTCTGTGCCGGGGTAATCTTGCCTGCCTTCAGGGCCTGGGTGACGGCCTCGTCAGCATCCCGCCGGGCCATCGTGTCCTTGAGAGCCTTGAGCTCCGCCATGACGTTCACGCCGTCGATGATGCCGCCCTTCAGTTCCATGATCTTGGCGGTGACATCGCTGGTGGCCGCCCCGGACTTCAGGCCCAGCAGCTCACAGACGGCCTTGTTGGCTACGGTTTCCTCGCCGCCGGGAGGCGGGGCCTTCTTGCCGTCCTCCTTGAGCTGCTTCAGCTCTGCCAGGGCGGCGGCCAGCGCCTCTGTGACCTGCTCCGGGGTGGCGTCCTCGGGGAGTCCCAGGAGCTTTGCCAGTTCTTTCGGGTCCATAGTGTGTTGTCCTCCTTTGTCGTTGTAGGTGCTGGAATTGACGATAGGGTCCATGTGGTCGATCGCAGGGGTATTGGTGAGGGCCAGCGAGTGCAGGCCCGTTGCCTTCCCATCCGACTTGCGGACGGTGATAACAGGGGAGAGGTAGCGGTATTCCCG